AAAGGAAGGCGAGATGACAGTGGCTGAGGGCAAGGTCATCGAACCCGCGCTGTATGACACCCTCTTCACCGTGAAGTACGCCGCTGCCTCTCAAGGGGTCTATCAGGTGGAGCAGCTGACGCTCGACGAGGATGGCCTGGTCGAGATCGTGGCGGCCGAGCATCCCGTCGATGCGGGCCTCGTTAGCCTGATTGCCAGGGACATCACAGACGGTGCCAACTTCAGCAAGGACTACTGATGGCCTTCCCTGATCTGGTGCCCACCGCCCGCTCCTTCGACCCAGGCAACTGGCCGGTCCGCGAGTACCGCGCCCAGAACGGCGCCGAGGTGCGCCTGCTCTACGGCTCCAAGCGCACCGGCATGAAGCTCTCGTTGAGCTACGACAACATCAGCGACACCAACGCTGAGCTGTTCCTGCATCACTTCAACGAGACCTGGGGCACCTACAACACCTTCGTGTTTGATGGCGACCCTGGCGCCAAGGCTGGCTGGGGCGGCAGTCCACAAGCCATCGGCGCCGAGTTTTGGGGTAACCGCTGGCGTTATGCCGAGCCGCCGAAGGTGGTGAGCGTCCGTCCAGGACGCAGCAGCGTCACCGTCAACCTGATCGGAGTCTTCTGATGTTCTACAGCGGCAGCAACGGGGAGCTTCATATCGACGGCAAGAAAGCCGCCCGCGTCGCCAACTGGAGCGTGAGCAGCAGCCTGGCCCTGCTGGACACCACCAGCCTGAAGGACACCGATCGCACCAGCACCCCTGGCGTCCGCTCCACCACCGGCAACTGCACGCTGTACTACTACGCCGAAGACCCGGCCGATAAGTCAACCAACGACGCCAGCACCCTGCTCGGCAAGTTGATCAAGGCCAAGGTGGCCGGTGAGAGTGAAGGCGTCGGGCACGAAGCCGAAGCGGTCACGCTGAAGCTTCGCCTCGATGACGGCACCGCCTCGGGCCGCCACATCAGCGGCAAGGCATGGCTCACCAGCGTGCAGATGAGCATGGCGGTAGGTGAGGTGTTCAGCGCCAGCTGCGCGTTCGAGTTCAGTGGCGCCCCAACTCAGGTGACCCTCTGATGGGCATCTACCTCGGCGATAGCGGCCATGTGGAGCTGAAGCGCTCCGGTCTGGATGGCCCGCTATACGGGACGCTTGACGGCGCGGATGTCAACGAGACCCGCCGCCGCTTCAGCTTTGACTTTGAGCCCGGCTCACTCGTCACCGGCGACAAGGTTGAGATCGGCACCGTTGACGGCAGCGAGCTGCAACTCGTCGCCCACCACCCCTACCCGGACTGGGGCGGCTACATCCACATCGACGATGCTGGTGGCGTCAGCTTGCACAGCACCTTTGCCAGTGCGCTGACCGGCAACCGCTTTGACGCGCTGCCGCTGAAAGCGCCCGCTACGCCCCAGCGGATCTGGCTGCGCAGTGGCGAGAACCGCTACCTCTGCATCGCCAACGTCAGCAGCTACGAGCTGACCACCAACCGCGAAACGGTGGACATCACCAGCCTCGGCGAGGAGTTCCGCAGCCAATACAGCAAGGGCCTGATCAGCGGCCAGGGCACCTTGAACTGTCTTTGGAGCTACAAGGCTGCCCTGTGCGGCGGCACCGCTGATACCGTCGAGTTCCCGCACTACCTAGCGCAGCTCTGCATCTTGACCCAACAGGGCGCGGGCTTCCTGGGGCGCTTCTACCTCGACACCAGCGAGTCGGCCTCCCACCTCTGGTACGAGGCGGCGTGCGTCATCACCAACGTGGCCACCACCTTTGACCCCGGCCAGGTGATCCGCTCCACGGTGCAGTTCGTGACCACCGGCCCCGTCCGCCTGCACATGGGGATGCCACCGTCGTATCTGCTGCAGGAGAACGGCGATCTGATCCTGCAGGAAGACGGCAGCCCACTGCTACTGGAGGATCCATAGCCCAGCTCTAGGCTGGGGTTGTGGTGTAGCGCCTGGCTTCGATGGCTGACCTGGAGATTTCCAACCTGCCTCCGATTGCAGGATCTCTACTGCAGGCCACCGACCCACTTCCGCTGGCTGACTTGTCCGCCAGCGAGACGAAGCGCATCACCGTCAAAGACCTCATCCAGAGCGGTGTTGCACTGATTGACCCTGGCAGTATTCCGCCAGACAAGCTCAACTTTGCGCTCCAGCCCGACACCGTTGGCACGGTCCACATCCAGGCCAAGGCCGTCACAGCCGCAAAGCTGGGCGATAACAGCAGCGTTGTCCTAGGCGCGGCTCTACCGGCAGTAGGCAGCTACATCGGCCAGCTGGGGTTGACCACCGCCGGCAACAAGCTCTCGATCTGGAATGGCTCGGCCTGGGAAGCGTTCAAGGCGGCGGGCTCCGTCAATGTGGTGCAGGGGGCAACCTTTGGGCCACTGACAACTGCCGTCAGCCAGGTCGGAGATACTGCGACCGTGACGGCCAAGGTCACCGATGCCACAGCAGCGGCCCAGTTTCTCGCTGGTCCCGCTGCCGGCGGGGGCTCAGTCACGCTGCGGGGCATCACCCCTGACGACCTGCCACGCGCCAGTGGCTCTGTGGTTGGCGCGGTGTCGGTGCCCCTGGGCGGTGGCCTGCGCATCGACGGGGGAGCCACGGGCCTCGGCGCTCAGCTGAACATCGACAACACCGTCGTCTCCAGCAGCACCGCCCACCTCGTCACCTACGACAGGCACGGCCTTGTGACGGGTGGCCGCCCCCTGGCCTCGTCCGACCTGCCCGCCGCAACTGTCGGCGCCAGGGGAGCCATCCTCCCCGGTACCGAGTTCACGGTCCAGACCACAGGCGAGCTGCGCCACACCAACCAAATCACCCCTGGCACGGGCATCAAGCTCAGCTACGACGCTCAGGGCCACATCACCGGTGCCGCTTCCCTGCAGTCGTCTGACATTCCCAGCCTGGATGCCAGCAAGATCACCAGCGGCTCGCTCTCGTCAGCGGTGCTGGGGAACAAGAGCATCACCCGCGACAAGCTGGCGGACTACGCAATTGCGTTCATCCAAGAGGCGATTCCGCCGACCGCTGGCGTTCCGATCGGCGAACTCTGGTATCAGGAATCGACAGCCGGTCTGCACATGTGGAACGGCAACTCATGGATGCCGATCTCTGTTGGCAGGTTGTCGCAGGAGAACCTGCGGTATTGCGGTCTGATCAGTGCCGCAACAGGTCTGATCACGGGTGTGACCAGCTTCGGAACGGCAGCGGCGTACAAGATCGGCGATGCACTGCGCACCGCAACGGATGCGGACACCGGCGTGTATTTCGTGGTGGAGACCGCAGGCAACGGCATTGGCACCACGGCAGGCATCACCTACGACCCTGGCGACTGGGTGCTGTGCAGCGGCCAGGTTGCGGGATGGCATCGAATCGACACCCTCAGCAGTGGTGGCGGTGGTGGTGGCGGTGCGGCGCGGCTGAACGACCTGTTGGATGTCACGCTGACCACGCCGTCAGTGGGTCAGATCCTGGTCTACAACTCCAGCGGGCAGTGGGTGAACACCGACGTGCTTTCAGGGGGAACTTATTGAGGCTGCCTTAACTAGGCTGGATGAGGCGCGGTATGCGCACTCATTTGAGTTCCGAGAGGATCATCCATGTCTGTGAAAATTCAGCACAAGCACAGCTCTGTGCTCAACAAGGCGCCAGTACCCGCCGACCTGACTGACGGCGAACTGGCGCTGAACACCAATAGCGGTTCACCTGCTGCCTACATCAAGGACAGCGCCGGCAACATCGTGAAGATTGCCGGTGCTGGTGCTGTCGGCGCCACTGATGCCACCACCGCCGCTAAGGGTGTGGTGCAGCTGGCCGATGCGGCGGCGATCACCGCCGGCACTGCGGGTCGCGTTGTTGACGCCGCGCAGCTGAAGGCAGAAGTTGCGGCTGCGGATGACTGGACCCGCACCGGCACCACGCTGGCGCCGGCCACTGCTGGCGACGTTGTCACCGTCAGCGCTGGCACGGCTGCCCTGCCAGGTTTGACGCCGGTTGGTGACCCCGACACCGGAATCCACAGCCCCGGCGCAGACACCTTAGCCCTTTCGACAAATGGCTTGGAGCGCACCCGCATCGACAGCTCCGGCAGGTTGCTGGTGGGCACGAATGTTGCGCGATCAGTGGGGACTCAGAGCTGGGCAGTGCAAAATGAAGGCACTACTTTTGCCACAATCGGGTTTAGCACTGTAAGAAACAGCAATGACCCTTATTCCAGCTACCTTGCGTTAGGCAAGAGCAGGGGTGGAGCTGTCGGAGCAAACACAATAGTTCAAAATGGCGATCAGCTTGGAACGCTTCTTTTTGCTGGAGCCAATGGCGTCAATCTCGACGCTTACGCCGGATCAATCGCCTGCGAAGTAGATGGCGCCCCAAGTGCCAGCAGCATGCCGGGCCGCCTGGTGTTCTCCACTACCTCCCCAGGAGCGAGCACTTCGACACCTAGGGCAACCATCGACAGCTCCGGCAGGTTGTTGTTGGGGACGAATGTTGCGCGGTCAGTAGCGACTCAGAGCTGGGCAGTGCAAAATGAAGGTACTACTTTTGACACAATCGGGTTCAGCACTGTACGAAACAGCAATGATTCTTTTTCCAGTTACTTTGCGTTAGGCAAGAGCAGGGGTGGAGCTGTCGGAGCAAACACAATAGTTCAAAATGGTGATCAGCTTGGGATGCTTCTTTTTGCTGGAGCCAATGGTGTCAGTCTCGACGCCTACGCCGGATCCATTGCCTGCGAAGTAGACGGCGTTCCAAGTGCCACCAGCATGCCGGGCAGGCTCGTCTTCGGTGTCACAGCCACTGGAACGACCAGCCCGACCGAGCGACTCCGCATCCTCAACGACGGGAAGGTGCTGGTGGGGGCTTCAATAGCAGTTGCAGGTAGTGCCGCCAAGCTGCAATGCGCCACGACAGCCAACCTTGGCGCTGTTGCCGTCTACGCCGATAACACCGCTGCCACAGCTGGTGGCCTGGTGGCTGGTGACATCTACCGCAAGGCTGATGGAACGCTGATGATCACCTTCTGATCCAACAACGCAAACATTCATTCACTGACCAGACACTGATCATGACTAAATCCAACCCCCAACCCACCTGGCACATCGCAAACCTGGAGCGTGAGGTTGCCACTGGCAAAGTCACCACGGTTCACTACACCGTTGACCTGACGGACGGCACCTACAACGCTGGTGCCTACGGCAGCATCGGCGTTGACGGTGAGATCACCGTGCCCTTCAAGGACCTCACTGAAGCCATCGTCATCGGCTGGGTGAAAGAGCAGCTGGGCGACGAGAAGCTGCAGGAGATCGGTGCTGCTCTGCAAGCACAGATCGAGAACCAGCGTGCGCCGAAGGTTGCCAGCGGGTTGCCCTGGTGATTGGTTGAATCCACCTACCCATCAGAACGATGTCCTTTCCTTTTCCCAAGAATCCAACTGATGGGCAGGTGGTGACAGCCACAGCGCCTGATGGAACGATCCTGACGGCGACGTATCACGCAGCAAAGAATGAGTGGGAGCTGGCCAGACAGTTGCCAGCTCCCACTGCAATCAGCACTGGTGCGCCTCCTGCTCCGGTGGTGGTGAATGCCACAGCTGACGGGCAGGTGATTACGTGGGACCAGGTGGCGGGGAGGTGGGTAGCCAAGACCCCCAGCACTGCTGCGACTGGCACCACCAAGAGTTTCGTCAAGGCGC